CCTAAACCATCAGGTTTGTGCAAAAACTGGTGCCCCGTGGGCCAGTCCTTGTGTGAGTTTTGCGGCAGGTAACAAGTTATTGAGAGAAATACTACAATGAGCGATTTGAAACACACCGTCGATTTGATGCAGTTAACCAACGACGAATTAGTTCGACACGGGTTCAAGCAACCAAGTGTCACACTACTAGAAAACGAGCTACTTCACAGGCTAGAAGCCTATATTAGTATGTACGGTGACTACTTAGACCCACAGGCGACGGAACGAGACTAACCATGGCGATGACACCCGAGGGCAAAGTTAAAAAGAAGGTCAAGGAATACCTTCAGTCGATAGGCGCGTGGTACTACATGCCCGTGTCGAACGGAATGGGGCGCGTCGGCTGTCCTGACATCCTTGTCTGCTACAAAGGTTTGTTCATGGCGTTCGAGACTAAGGCACCGGGTAAGATCAACAACGTTACGCCTAACCAGCAACGTGAAATTGACGACATTCAACGTGCTTACGGGTTAGCACATGTGGTTGATGACGTTGAGCAAGTAAAATCTCTTATCGACACAATGAAAGGGTAATCCAATGACTATGTCCTCTAAGAAAGAGTTGGCTACCAAGGCAAAGTATAACGCCCGTGCCGACGTGAAGAAGAAACGAGCAGCGACGAACAAGTCGCGGCGTCAGGCTGTGGCCGCTGGTCGCGTCAAGAAGGGCGACGGCAAGCACGTGGATCACAAGGTGCCACTGGACGCTGGCGGCAGCAACACCACGAAGAATACTCGTGTGGTGAGCGCAAAGGCCAACAAAGGATGGCGTGGTAAAAAACCCGGCATGTACACAAAAGGTAAGACATGAACCCACGAGACTACAACGTCGGACGCTCCGACTACTCCGAACGACGTATCCAACCGTGGGACATATGGTTTGAATACGGCCTCAACCCTTGGGATGCAGACATCGTTAAGCGCGTCCTGCGGGAGAAAGGCGAACGCCGCCTAGACTACGAGAAGATCAAACACATCTGCGATGAGCGCATCAGACAGATAGATGAGGAAAACAATGTTAGTATGGCCAACGCGAAACGCTCTAATTCTCAAGAGTAGAAACCCCGAGAAAATTCTTAACATTATACCGAAGGCCAAGCACTTCAACTTGAAGGGCCATTCGGTCGTCGCTGTACCACATCGCACAGAAGAGACTACACTGCTGCGTAACTTAGGCTACGACGCCCCTGCCCCAATCCGCTCATATTATGACTGGCCGGGTCGGTTTAAACCATTCCATGCGCAGCGCGAAGCTGCCGCCTTTCTGTCGATGAACAAACGTGCGTTTAACCTCAGTGAACTAGGTACGGGCAAGTCGTTGGCGTCTCTGTGGGCATACGACTACCTTAAGAGCATCGGACTGATGAACAAGTGTCTGGTTATCTCGCCGTTGTCGACGCTGGAGCGGACTTGGGCCGACGAAATCTTTCAGCACTTTCCGCACCTCACGTACACAGTTCTGCACGGATCAAAGGACAAGCGGATCAAGTTGCTTAAAGAAGACTTCGACATCTACATCATCAACCACGACGGCGTTGGCATCATCGAGCCACACCTCAAAGACCGCACAGACATTGACCTCGTCATCGTCGACGAGATTGCGCAGTGCGCTCGTAACGCTAGCACAACAAGATGGCGTAAGATCAACATTGTCGTCAACAAACAAAAAGAGCCACGCGCTTGCTGGGGCATGTCGGGAACGCCGACGCCAAACGGGCCGACAGATGCTTGGGCGCAATGTCGCCTAGTAGTGCCTGACAAAGTTCCACCGTACTTTAATCGCTTCAAGGGTCAGGTGATGAAGCAGCTATCGCAGTTTCAGTGGGTCGCAAAAGCTGGAGCCACCGAGATCGTTCGCGACGTCATGCAGCCATCCGTGCGCTTCACCCGCGACGAGTGCCTCGACTTGCCACCCTTGATGTATGAGACCCGCCAAGTGCCGCTGACCAAAGAGCAAGGCAAAGCGTACAAAGATATGCTTACGAAGCTGCGTATCCAAGCTGAGGAAGGCGACATCACCGCCGTCAACGAAGCGGTCAAGATGGGCAAGCTCGTGCAGATTGCATGTGGTGTAGTCTACGCCTCCAACGGGGGCGAGGTTACGGTGCCAGCGACGCACCGCATCGAGGAGACTCGATCTATCTGCCACTCTGCGCAGGGCAAAGTCATCGTCTTTGTACCCTACGTGTCCTCAGTCAACATGGTTGCTGACGAGCTACGCAAAGATTTCAGCGTCGAGGTGATCCACGGGGGCGTAAAGAAAGACGAGCGCGACCGTATATTCGCAGCGTTCCAGAAGGCAAAAGACCCCAAAGTTCTGGTGGCACAGCCAGCCGCCATGAGCCACGGGCTAACACTCACCGCAGCAAGTACAATCGTTTGGTACAGCTGCATCACCAGCAACGAGACGTTCGAGCAAGCTAACGGACGCATCAACCGCCCCGGCCAGAAGATGAACAACTTCATCATTTGTCTTGAGGGCACCCCCGTTGAGAAGCGCATCTACGCCAGACTACGTGGCAAACAAAAAATGCAGGGCGCTCTACTCGACGAAATCAAAGCGCACAGACAATTACTCATAGCTTGACAGGTGACAGTGTATAACGTAATGTGTTTACAGGTGCGCACATATAAAGGTATAGAACATGAACTTACTAAAACCAGAAAACGTTGCAGACAAACTCGGTATATCGCAATCCGCGTTTGCCGGTCTGCAACGAAGAGAACCCAGCTTCCCTCAACCAATAAAAGTAACACCCAAAGTTTTCCGCTGGGACGAGGCTGACATCGACACGTGGCTAACGAACCAAAAGGAGGAACAACATGGCAAAAGTGAGCGAACTGGCTGATGGCCAACTGATTAAAGTTTTCGTCGGACTGCGTGACCGTCGTGCTCAGCGTAAAGCAGCGTACACACTCGACGACAGCGGCGACAAAGGTAAGCAGGACAAAATTGAGGTGGAGTTTCTGCGGAGGATGCAAGAACGTGACATCGACAGCGTATCCGCCCGCGACGTTGGTACTGCTTACGTGTCAACACGTAACAGCGCGACGGTCTCAGACCGCGAAGCGTTCTTTGAATACGTGAAAGACAACGAAGCGTGGGAACTGATCGAGGGTCGCGCATCTAAAATAGCTGTGGAGCAGCACAGAGAAGCAAATGACGATCTTCCTCCGGGAATTAGTTATTCATCAACAAAAGTCGTCAACTTTAGACGCAAGTAGGAGAAATATTATGAACGATATGGTAAACTTCAACGCGAAACTACCCGCGCACCTTCAAGGTGTAAAAGTAGAGAACGTGTTCCAAAGCGCCGCCAGCGAAGGCGGCTTCCCTGTCATTTCCCTCAAGGGTAAGGACTTCACGATTGTACGAAGTGGCGAAAAAGAAATCATCACTAACGAGCATGGTGATCCAGTACGTTCTTTCGAGGCCGTGATCGTATCCGTCAACCCCAAGAAGTCGAAGGTCTTTTACACCGCAGACTACACCGACGGCGACAGCAGCGCACCAGCGTGTTACTCCCACGATGGGATCAAACCAGCGGCTGATGCAGAGAACGCTCAGTGCAAAACATGCGCAGCCTGTCCACAAAACATCTGGGGTTCCGCAATCAAAAACGGACAGAAGCGCAAAGCGTGTGACGACAACATGCGTCTCGCGGTGGCAGCGGCAGATAAGCTAGACGACCCAATGCTTCTGCGCGTCCCTCCCGGCTCACTCAAAAACCTCAACGAGTACGGCAAAATGTTGGCTCAACGCGGCGTCGGCCCAAGCCACGTCGTTACGCGTATCGGCTTCGATAAAAACGCGGCGTTTGCAGTCACGTTTAAAGCAGAGCGGTTCATCTCGGAAGAAGAGCTTGCATCTGTCACTGACACTCTTGAAACGCAAGAGACGTTGGTTAACGAGATCACAGGCGTCGCTGGCGGCACGGCTTCCACAACGGAGCACGTGTCTGAGGACGCTACCCCTGCCCCCGTCAAGCCGTCCCCAAAGTTAGTCGAGGCTCAAGACGAAGTTGCAGTTGCGCCGAAAGCTAAGGTGCAAGTAGACGAGCCAGCGCCAGCGCCGAAGGTCGAAACCAAGTCTGTTGAAGACTACAACGACATCGACGAAGCGCTCGATGACTTAGACTTCGACGATTAAAAGTACCTATACAACGCGGTCGGGGTGCGCCCTGACCGCAACAAGTTAACATGTAAACACGTAGGTACGAGATGGACACACTAGATTTTCTAAGGTGGGTTCTACCGACGTCAGGCACGATAGTCTTAGGTCTTCCAGAGACAGCAGAGCATGGCGGCACTTGGTGGAAACACAAGAGTTACAAGACGGTCGAAGAAGCCGCTGTAGCTGCGGTCCAATTCGATGGGCAGGGCAAAACCGTTTACTTCGCGGTCAACACTTATGGCGACTGGTTCGACGACGCCAAAGGTAAAAAAGTTATTCGTAAGCAGGGCAACGTCGTTGCCGCGCGGGCACTCTATGACGACTACGACGTCAAGCCGGGGAAAGATAATCATTACCAGAGCAAGAAAGAAGCGCTCGACGACATCGTGAAACTGTCACGTGCGCTGAAGCTGACACCTACTGTTGTAGATAGCGGCGGCGGCTACCACGGGTACTATCACTTCGACGAAGATATTGACGAGGCCGCGTGGAACGAACTGGCATCGCTCAAGCGAGACGTCACGACACATCTATCAATGATGGTCGACCATG